AGGACAAGCTCATTCGTAATGGTGATTTTTAGGGTGTTCTCGTCATACAGTTGCCAACCGCCGATGATGCCGCGCAGGAACTCCTGAACATGCACGACATACTCTGAATCTATGGCCCCCACGGACAGTATTGCCCATTTGTTCCGAATATCTTCATTCAGGACGATTGCGGCCAGGGTTTTGCTGGTGTCGTCGATTTCGATATCTATGGATTCCACGGCCAGGGTCGCGCTGCCTGAAATATCGCCGAACTTGAACGCGATCGGCGTAAACGTCTCGCCATCATGAATGATCGGGATATCCCCGTCCGTGATCCGGTAAGTGGTGCCAAGCTGCAGCTCCAGGAGGAAGAAATAGGTCATTTCCTCGGCTGCGATGGTGGATGCTATCCCGGGAATGAAGTTTCTCATATCATCGCCAGCCCTTTCAGCTCCAGGCCCGTGCTGTAAAGCGCATGGGCAAACTGTGTCCTGGTCATTTTGTCATTGGCAAACCTGCAACGGTTCCGCATGTACCCGGCGAAATCGCAGGAAATGATTTCATTCTCTGCCGGCGCGGTCACAAATTCAACACGGTCAGAGCTTTCCGCGCCACCGCCGATCAGGATGGAATACTGAACCGTAACCACCTGCTCCACACCATTGATGTAGATTTTCTGTGAGGATGTGGATTTCCCCGGGAGATCGAATATCAGTGTTTCGCCGTCACCGGTCCCTACGCCGAGACCTTCCCACAGCGCCGGTTCCTGGTCGGGTAGATAGACATAGAAAGCCTCGTATGAGCCGCGCCGCGCATGGTAGAAGTTCCACAGGACGTTGAAGTCATCCAGATCGAGAACGTCATATGTGAACACCATATCGTATTTCGGGAACACCTGTTTTTGCCTGCGCTGCTCCTTGCCGGAATCGAATCCCGTGATAGTGGTCTTCCAGACTTCAGTGATGCTGTAGGGGAATTGGGGTATCGGGCTTTCTGGATACAGCGCCATGTTTACCTCAGCAGGCTCTTGATTTCAGAGCGGGTCTTATTGTCCCTCAACGATTGGAGAACCTGGGAATTGATCGCGCCCGGGTTCCTCCTGCACATATCCTCAAAGCTCTTTGCATCGACCGCGTAGATGAATACATTGGTGTCGCCCGCCCCACCGCCGACCGCATCCTTGGGTATCACCGCCTCACCTTTCTGAAGAATGGCCGGGAACTCGTCAGGCATAAGGCCGGAGTGAAGCCGCGGAGCATGGCTGAACAGGCCGCCTGGGAGTGTGCGGGTAAAGGATGAATCCTGTCCGGCGATGCCGCCCCCGTGCATCCCGAAGGCTGTTGTCCCGCCGGCACCGATATGTGGCCCCGTGGTGCCGCCGCCGAACAAGTTCCCGATAGCACCGCTGATGCCTCCGAACAGGGGCCTGGTGATGTTCTGATAGGCAGCCATCCGCAGGAGGTCGCGTATCATTGCGTCGATCATGTCGCGGAAGGATGTTTCCCCGCGCATGGCGAAATCCGCTATCGCGGCTGCGGAATCCTTGCCCCATCCGTCGATGACCATCTTCAACTCTTCAAACCTTGCCGAGGCCTCCTCCGTGGAGTCCCCTATTTTCTCCATCGCGGCCTTGTTCGCCTCAGCCAAAGCCTCCAATCTGTCCAGTTCTTCCGCGTACTGCAAAAGAAGTTTCTGGTGTTCCGGCAAGAGATCCGCATAGCGCCCCTTCTCGATTTCCCACCGCACCTTGTCGGCCTCTGATACCTCGCCGTACAACTCCACCTCTCGGCGGGCTCGTAATATTGCCTCTTCGCCGAGCCTCTTTTGCTCTGCCGCAAATTTCGCTCTGGCCTCTTTCTCTCGCTCTGCCGCTTCTGCGGCTGCGGCATCGGCTTCGCTCTTTTCCTTCGCCCTTCTCTTCTCCGCTGCGGCTTCTGCTGCTGCTGCCTCCGCTCTCTTTTTAAGGGTGGAGAGGTTTTCAAGCTCAAGGACAAGCTGCTCCCGCAGGAGCGCCATCTCCTCAACTTTTTCCTGCCTGCCTGGGATTACCTTTGCCAGCTTGGAATGGATGGCTATTTTTTTACCTAAGAGATCAATCTCGTTCTGAATGATGGTCGATGGATCGCTCTGCTCTTCCTTCCATTTGCGGTTTGTCTCGATGAGTTCATTGATGCTCCGGACGATGGAAGCAAGGCCGCTAGAAACATCGGACACCGGACCCTTTAACAGCTTGCCGAGCTCTATGCCCAGGTTTGCCGCAGATGCCCCCAGGCTGTCCATGCGCTCCTTGTCCGTGAGAACTTCAAGGTTATGTCTTGATAAGGCCTCTTTCCCTGCATCGAGGGTGGCGTTTAAAATCGCCATTTTCTTTTCTTTGTCGGTGAGCTCCTGAACGGTTTTGCCGAGGCTGGCCGCCATCTGCTCATTTGCGGTCCCAACCTTCATCACAAGGCCGAGGTTATCCAGAATGAGCGGAGACCCGCGTCCGATACCCGTAGCGATGTCGTTGAATGCCTGCGTGGTCGTGATGCCCATATCCCTGGCTTTTGCCCTAGCAATGAGCATCAAATCCCCGAGTTTTTCAATGGGAATGCCCAAGGATATTGCCTTGTTCATCGACTCGATAAGGGCATTATCATCTATCAGACCACCGGACAGCTTACGGACCCGCTCGAAGACCTTTTCAGCATCAGCACCCATACCCTCGGCCATGCTGTTGAACGCCTGCCTGCTCTGCTCATACTTGGCTGCCTGCTCCGCGTAGTCCCAGGCCTTATTAACAGCCAAATATGCCGCTCCGATGGATGCAATGGTCTTGATTGTCGAAGTGAAAGAAGCGCCGACCTTATTCATGGCGGTTTCCATCTGTCGCCCATTCTTCTGCACGGCTGCGCGAGCCTTGCCCATGTCACGCTCAAACTGAGCATGGCCGGCGCTCATCTCTGCTCTGAGGGCTCCAATTGGTGCAGCCATCTACTTCTTTCTCCTTGCCATTCCCGCCAGGTGAGATTTCAGGCTCTCCTCCATCTCGCTTTGGCTGCGGTGTACCTGCTTTTTCGTGGTCAGTTCCGCCAGCTTGGGCAGCCTCTTGGCCCGTGACAGGTTCGCCGTGAGCCATGCCGCCGTGGTGCGACTGTCATGCAGTGCGGGGGCGGACTTGCGCGTCAGGTATGGCGTGAGCCGCCAGAAATCCAAGGGTGAAATACCAGCGCCTACCGCCTGCACAAACGCCTCCACCACCCACCCGTGGGCCGGTTTTTTTTTACTTCCTGTTTTTCCGGAATCGCCTCCGCTCCGAAGTAAGCCCACTGGAGCGCAAGCTGAACATCCCTTGCCAGCGGCACCAGGGGCGGGGACAGTTCCATTATCCGCTCCGCCGTATACTCGGGGTGTTTCTCCCTGAGCCCCGCCGCCGCAACATCAGCCACGGTCTCCGGCTTGAAGAGGTCCGGCACATCGCCGTACCTCGCTTCAATCTCGGCTATGGCCTTCCAGGTGTAGCGCAGGGTCAGCCTCTCGCCGTTAATCGTGATTACCTTCTCGCCGGTTATGGGGTTCATGCGTACTCCACGGGCCCGCTGATCTCGATAGTGATGGAACCGCTCACCTTGTTATCCACGCCGCCGGAAGAGCTCATGCCCATCACGTAGCCGTTGAAGGTGGCCGTGGAATTGTCGGTATAGGTGAGCCTGAATGATTTCTCGGTCCTGGCGGCCCTTGCATCTCTCGCCGCCTGCTGTCCGGTATCAGAGGGCTCCCAATTGATCGACAGGGTAAGCTGCCCCTCATCCATCAAGCCGATTTTCTTCTCTTTCGCCTCGCTCCGGAGATGGGTGGTCTCGTACATTGTCGCGGACCCACCGGGGCCATCCCAATCGGTGACCTCTCCGATCTCCAGCCATGCAAGGGGTGTCGCGACTGCCGCACTGCCCATGCCGGTGAACCCGGTAGAGTCACAATCCACGGCGAAGGTGTTGGTGGTAGTGTATTTTACTACCCACACTTTGTTGAGATCGGCAGCATTATCCCCTGTCACCCCCGAAATAGTGACCACATCACCGTCACTGAGCCCGTGGGATGCCTTCGTGATGATGGTTGGATAGCCGGCCACAGGGGTGCACCCCGTTACCGCGCTCCCACTGGTCCCGCTGATTTCCAGTTTTGTTCCCTGGCTTTCAATAGACATTGCTTTATCCTCCTGGCTTTATTCGTTGTGCCATATGCTGAAATCCGAGACGATGCGATGACACGCCTCCGCTTCCTCGTATCCATCAAATTCGTTTTGCATCAGCGCCGATATCGTCACTCCGCCATGCGTATATTTCTTGCCGTCCAGGGCGGTCCTGATCGCCGCCGCAAGCCTTTTGGCCGCATCGTATGTCTCGGCCCATGCCTCGATCTGATACCGGGGATGAGCGTTTCCGGTCGGCCCGCCGATGGATTGAATGCGGGGCCCGCTCACCTGCTGGTACACAATGAGCGGATAGGTCGGGTTCTGCGGGATGTAATTCGGGTATATCCTCGTCGTGATTGCGGATACCCCGCTGTCCGCTTTGAGTGCCGCCACCAGTGCCTTCATCTCAATCCCCTGATCTGCGCCTTTGTGAGCTTGCCCGTGGCCGCCCTCTTTGCCAGCCGTGCCGCCGCTTTCTCCAGCTCTACTTTCATCTCTTTGGCGAAGATGGAGATGATGCGGTCCTTTGCCGCGTCCCAGGCGTTTCTGAGAAATGGGATAGCCGGAGCCCTGCCCATCGATTTTACCGTGATTACCTGCCCCGGCCTGATCTCTGCGGTGAACGGCTCTTTCGGTGTGCGCTCCTTGGTCCCGAACTCGATCAGATGAGCATGGGGAGCCGTGGAGCCTACATAGACCGTGACCTTTGTCCTGTCGGGCGCGAACTTCCTTTTTTGTGATGCCTTGAGGCTCGTCGATACCTCGATGGTGTCCCGGAGGTGCCTGCTCTTTGAAAAGCCCTTGGTCACCCTTGGATCATAGGGAGCGTTCTGTCTCGCAAGGTCGCGCACCGGAATGAGCGCCTTCTTGCAGGCATTCCTGACAACCGTCTTCTTCATGGCGATGGTCGGCAACTGCTCAAGATTCTTCATGAGCTGTTCCATGCCTATGAGTTGGAAGGAGAATGCCTGTCCTGCCATCATTCACCTCTCGCGGAAGCCAGAAGGTCAAGCCCCTCGTTCCGCCCGATTGGAGACACGCCGTGGATGTCGTACACCCTGTTTCCGTCAGATGTGTCCATGAGCCTGTTGAGCGGGGAGATGTTGCGCCGAAACCGGATGCGGTACTTGCATTCAACAGATGCTCCGGTCTGCCGTGCCGCGAAGCCCTCAGACTCGCGCAGGGGCAAGCGCCTCGCCCAGACGGTGGCTAGATCGTGCCATGTCTCGATCATCTCGCCATGATCATCAGGGGTCGATGTTTTACCCTGGATGATAATTCTCCTGTCCAGCCCGCCTATCCTCATCCCCACAACCTCACAGGGTAGAGCAGCCTTTCAGCCGCTTTGTTTTCCGTCACCGCCGCGCCGATGGTCCGCTCTCCCCTGTTTTCGTACAGATCCGCGCAGATCAGCTTGATCGCGCTCTTGATCCGCTTGGGAACATCGGCAGCCGCCTCCCACCCGCAGACGAACCGTATCTTGATCGGATTGGAAGGATAGAGGGTTACGGACGGCCAGGACACGCCGTAGGGCAGCACAATGCGTCCCTTCTGGTCGCCGTTGGTTTCAACGAGATAGTCAGTGTTCTCGGTCAGAGTCGTTTCCGTGCCGCCAGAATCTTTGTAGGAAATCGCTGACACGCTCTGGAGATTTCCGAACGGCAGGATAATATGATCGCCATCGGGCCACTCGGGCAGGTATGCATCCCATGTCTGTGTCAGGATCGCCCTGCCGGTGATATCTTCGACATGCTCCCGGGCCGTGGTCAGGATGTCGCTCAGAAGGTCATCCTCGGCCAGCGTCGCGTCTTCCGTCAGGATGTCCACCCCGAACTCACAGGCCGCAAGAAGCACCTGGCCTACTGCACGGATGTACTGCTTTGTCCCGGTATAGGCTTTTTCATAGGTGGCGTTATCGTTATCTTCCGTGACCTGCGTGAACGCCCCGCCTGTCCAGTCGGTCCAGGTCTTACCGTCATCGGATTCCTGGATCTTGATGTCCACGGTCCCGTTTTCGCTGTTGGCCCCGGCCTTGAGCGTGACCACAGCCGACTTGCCGAGCACGTCCACAGCAGAGCCGAGAAGTGCATAGCCCTCGGTTATCGCGTGTCTCCCGGGGGCTATGCTCTGGGTGCTGGTGATGCTGTCGGCAAAAGATCCGCTGTCGAGCCGCAGATGCAGCTTGAGCTCGTTGAGGGTGATCGGCTCGATAGTGGGGGCTGTGGTCTGGATGAGGTTCATGCTGCTGGCCTTATGCCTCGTAGCCGTCGAGTTCGATCAGGAACTTGCCAGCCGTGTACTTTCCCGCCGCGCTGGCTTCCCCGCCAGTGAGATACAGGTATGCGTTGGCAGCCGGGACAGCGGACAGAGCCTTCATCCCGCCGAGGGTCCATGCCGCGCCCGAAGTTACCAGCGCCGATTCGGTGAGGGTTGAGATTGCAGTATCAAAAACGCCGGTTGCCTCCGCAGCGGAATACAGGTCAATGTCATCGGCTCCGCCAGTTGGCACTTCAAGGCAGGTCATCCGGCCGGACAGAATGGTTCCGTTTTTAGCCGCCGTGATCTGCCCGAGGTATGCCGCAGCGGTGCCCTGCCCGATGATATCACCATCGGTTGCGGACGAGGAAAGGCCGGTGAGGTCGATCAGGATCGATGTTCTGATGATGTCACCGATACGAACGACGGAACTCTTGAAAACGGTCCCGGTCCCGCCGGATATCCCCGCGCCGGGAGCGCCGTTGGTGAGGGATTCGATATCAAGTTCCCCGCCGCTCTCGATGGTGATCTTGCCGCCGCTGGCAACGACCAGTTCATCGCCGCCCGCCTTCTTGTAAACTTTCGGTTGATAACTCATTTCTTCCTCCGTGGTTCATCCGTTGGTTGCAGCCTCCCGGGGCCGGATATACCCCGGGAGACCTACCCATTTAAGGGACGGTTACGAGATTGCCGGAACGTCCAGGCCGTGGCCTTTGATCAGCACAACGGAAATCGGGCAGCCGGTAGGTGCGCCGGTCTCGGCAGCCGTGATCTTGAGGAACCGCTTGCCCCCGACATAGCCGCACTTGTAAACGGCGTTGTCCTTTGCGGGATCGTCGATGGTGAAGATGATTCCGGTTGACGACGGGGTAACACCGAGAACGTCAGCGGCAGCCACCGCCGAGTAAGCCCCGGCACTCCCGGTTCCGTCATCGTCCGCGTGTTCCAGCTTCAGAGTGTGGTAGAGGGTTCCGGAGAGGGTGCCCGCTTCGGTGCCTACCGAGTAGACGATCAGGGCCGAATTGAAGCCCGCCAGGTCGATACCCTCAACCGCATCAGGAGCGCCGCCGTTGGTCACGGTCACCGGGTCGATGATCGAGACCACTTCCAGGTTATTGTAAAGATCCTTCATTTGTGTGCCTCCTTATGCAGACACTTTCAGTGCCTTGATTGCCTCGTACATGACGATCCCGCCGCCGACCCGCTTGGTGGTGTAGAACAGCACATAGGGCTTGGTGGTGTAGGGATCGCGGAGAACCCTGACACCCTGCCTGTCGATGATGAGGTATGCCCGCTTGAAGTTGGCGAAGAAGATGGGATACTTGCCGTTGCCGATGTCGTCCACATTGTCATCGATCTCAACGGGCTTGCCCAGGAGGGTATCGGGAGCGCCGTCCTTGAGACCGGGAACCCAGATGTAATTCCCGTCGCCATCCTTCATCTTGCGGATGGTGGCAAGAGTGGCATCGTTCATGAGCCATGCCGCGCCGTTGCGATAGACCGGCTTGAGGGAGTGCTGAAGATCGATCAGCTTGTCCAGGTCATTGACGAGGGACGCATTGCCGCTGGTGATGAAGCCGACCTTGCCCCAGGCATAAGAGGCGTTGGGTGTCATCGTGTAAGCCGCGATACCCTTGGGCTGCTCCACTCCGTTGCCGTTGATGAATGCTTCGCTCTCCTGCTCGGAAAACTCGATGGAGACCTCATCAGCCAGCCATCCGGCTATGTCCACCCTGGAATCATCAAGAAGCGTCTGGGTGGCTGCGGGCATCGCGTAGATCTCCTTGGTGTTGATAGCGATCTCTGTGAGGGTGGGAGTGTTGGTCTCGGCCCTTGCGCCCTTCTCACCAACCCAGCCAGCAGAAGCGCCGCCCTGGTTGACGAGCTTCTTGAAAGTGTCGGTGCCGATGGTCCGCACGGTTGCCAGTCTCCGCATTGCGGAAACAGACAGGGCCACGCGGTCAATGGCCTGCTCGTAATCCTCCGGCACAAGAAAACCGCCGTCCGGGTCGGAGAGAGTAGAGAGACCGGCCTGAATCTCCAGATCGCGGAGCCCGCCCTCTGCGCCTTTGCGGAAGAACTTGGCGAATGCGTCCTTGTGCTGCGCCTTCACCCTGTCCAACTCGTTCTTGCCGCCACCGGGGAACTGGCCCTGCGCGACTGCGGTTTCGAGGGTGTCAAGCTGCTTCTTCAGTGCCGATATCTGCGCGATGTCCGCATTGATCTTGTCCACCTTCTCGGTCAGGAGAGGGTCAGCCGCGCCCTTTTTCTCAATCTCCTTCAGGCGGGCATCGTTCTCGGCCTTGAATGCGTCAAAGGCTTTCCCGAGGGCCTGGATTGTTTCCTTAAGCTCTAAGCTCATTACTTTCCTCCATTGTGAATTTTTCGGATCAGGCTTTCGGCCTCAGCCTTCAACTCGGCATCACGCAGAGGTTTGAAGCGTTCGGCCACTATTGCTTTTGCAAAGGATCGAGAAGCGCCAGCATCACGCAGGGCTCGTTCGATTTCTCTTTCAGTCAAATCCCGCCCCTCTATGCTGCAAATGCCGTCAGGGGCGTTGGCGTACATGGTCAGATCGAATTGGGCTTTTGCTGCCTTGCCGGTCTCAAGAATGGTGTCGATGAAGCCCTTTTCCTTGGCTTCCTTGGCGGTGTACCAGGTCTCGGCCTTCATAATTTCTTTCATCTCGCGCTTGCCAATCTTGGAGCGGCCGGCGTAAACGTCGAGCATGTTGCCGCTGATCTTTTCCAGGAGGT